GGGGTAAAGGATGACTCACCCAAATACGTTGACAGAATCAAGATGACCTACGACCCCTCGCTTCCAAAAGACACCGCAGAAATTACATTCACGGGTTGGGTGGTAACAGAATAAGTTGTATATTTGCATAACTTAAAACCAATCAGTATATGACTTTATCATTTTCTCAAGACGTTTACACCGAGATGGTGCAAGTGCAACAAGCACAAATCCAAGCACTACAAAACAAAATACAAGAGCTTGAAGCTCGTATTGAAGTTTTGCAGCAGCAATCAATTCTATTTATCTAAAACCAATCTATACTATGCCTAAAATTATTTCAATCACCCCCACAGGTATGTGGCAGGATTTACACAAACTCGAAATCCGTTTCGACACAGGGGATTTTGGAACAGCCTTTGCCAAATCACAGACCCCACCCTATGCCGTAGGCGAAGACGTGGAGTACACCAAGAACGAAAAGGGTACGGTCAAAATCCAACGTGCCAATGCTTTTGGCGGTGGAGGTTACGCCCCATCAGCCCCATCATCACCTTCATTTGCCGCTAAGACAGATGATCGTTCCGCTTCTATCATCCGACAGGTTGCTCTAAAGGCTGCGGTGGAGTACGCTTGTGCAGCACAACACGATGTTAACACCATCCTTGCCAACGCAGAGACCTTTAACGCTTGGATGACAGGTGCAAGTTCAGCTCCTGCATCTCACGTGGAGCATTTCGCAAATCGCAACGACCCGTTCTGATTGGTTTTTAATGGCCGTTGCGTGAAGCCCCTCTACGGAGGGGTTTTTTTATGTCAATTATTTTGTTATATTTGCTCACCAATCAGAATCAATGATACACCCCGACTTACTATCTAACGAATCTTCGTTACCATACCTTCAACGAGCCTTAAAGGGCAAGTACTACGACACGGGCAAGCTCGGTGTTTTTGAAGTAGACCAATACCTACGGCTCAAAGACGGTGAGTTCGTGGTTGTGGTCGGCCACGCTAACGTAGGCAAGACCCACACGCTGCTTTACCTTATGCTTTTGCAGTCGTATAACTTCGGCAAGAAGTGGCTGATATACTCCGCAGAGAACGAAGTGCCAAGCCTAAAGCGCAAGCTTATTGAGTTCTTGGTATGCAAACCCATACAAGGGATTGATGAGGGTATGATGTACCGCAAGCTTGACTTTATCAACGAGTACTTCCAATTTATAGACGGCAATCGGCTTTTTACCGCCTTTGAATTACTTGAGGTAATGAGCAGCATCAAGAACGAGTGGAACTACACAGGTGCTTTGATAGACCCCTACAACTCCCTATCAACAGACCAAAAGAAATTAGGCAAGACAGGGATGCACGAATACCACTATGAGGTAGCATCTGCGCTTCGGGTCTTTGCACACCAGAACAACGTCACCACAATCGTAAACGCCCACCCAGTAACCGAAGCAATGCGTAAGGTGTTCTACAAAGGCCACCCATATGAGGGGATGGCGATGCCTCCTAATACATCAGACATTGAAGGTGGTGGTAAGTGGGGCAACAGAAGCGATTGCGTTATCGTGATTCACCGCTTTGCGGCTCACGAAACAGACTGGATATACACACACATTCACGTTCGTAAAGTCAAGGAGATGGAATCTGGAGGGCGCATCACGCCCCTTGAAACGCCATTAATCTTGCAGAGCGTATTAGGTAATGTTGGCTTTGTGATAAATGGCCGTAACTTGCTGCCAATAAAATTAGATGAAACACCTGCGAGCGATGTACCCTTCTGATGACTCTCACGACCTTTACATAAGGGAGAAGCAGTTAATGCTTGCAGGTACTGCGATGTGGTTAGCAAAGCAAGCAGCAGACAAAGCAAAAGGTAGAGAGGTACAAGATGACATCCTGCACCACGTTATGAGCTGCCATTACGCAGACCTACTCTTGCAGCAGTTTATTGACTACCGACAATTCACCGAAGGCAAGATGAACGAGATGTACTTGGCCAACGCCAAGCTGCGCATTGATAGCGAGCAAATGATTTACGAGATACAACGCCTGCAAGGGATTATTGAGGACACGCTATGAAGCAGATACTCTCCCCCTTTCAGAAGTACGAATGTTTCTCGGTTGACGGAATCGACTACCTCGTGACCGATGTAACCATAATCCAAGACAAGGATGACAATTTAGTGGAATGGGCAAGTGAGATGAAGTTCAAAAGACTTTCAGACCACAAGCACTTCACTATGCCAATGACCAAGATATTAACCAATCACAAAGAGGGCAGAGCTAAACGCTGCAAATGCTAATGAGACCATTCGAACTACGCCAACTAAAAGTATCTAAAGAGCAATACTTCGCCCGTCTTGGGTTTCAAGACAATGGAAGCAGAGCGCATAAAGAATCCACTGCAAGAGCAGCATTCGTTTCCGCATTCCGAAACCACGCCACGCTCCACGAGTTGGGTGAGGCCATAGACAAAGACCATAGCTCGGTAGCTTATGCCGTAAGGATGCACAAAGACCGTCTTATCTACGGAGACTATCAGCACTACTACAAGGTCGCTTGCTGCGTTCTTGAAGAAAACCCGATGGCCTGCATTGATAAGCCCGACTTTCAATCTTTAGAATTGGAACTAAATAAACTCAATGAAGTCGTTGCGGAGTTATCTAAATACAAGGAATTGTATCTAACTCTTAAACGCACATTTGATGAATTTTAACGTAGGACTTTACCCAATCTATGGGCTTATCGTAGGGGCTAACTGGTCAAAGACCGACTACCTTGAAGAAGATATTGTGATGCACACGGTGCAATTTGCTCTGTTTGTTGTAATTGTAGAAATCACTTGGGACTCCTCGCAGTATTAGCAAAGCGCCAGACCGATTGGATTCGGATGTGCAAGAGCTTTGGCGCAAGCGATGACCTTGCCCAAGAGCTTGTACAAGAAATGTACGTTAGGTTGTACAAATACGTTGATGATGCCGAGAAGATAATGTACAACGAAACGGAGGTCAACACCTTCTTCGTGTACGTTACGCTCCGCAATATGTACGCCACCCTGATGCGCCAGAGAGCAAGATTTGAATTCGTAGATGTGGACATTTTAGAGGAGTATATCTACGAGGAGGCTAACGAAGATGCAGAGGTGCAACTCATACAACTCTACGACAGGGTGTGGTCAACCCAAACTGACTGGCATTGGTACGACAAAAAGATATTTGCGCTATACCACAACACCGATATGTCTATTCGCACGTTAGCGGATGAGACCAAGATTTCAGCAAGATCAATTTTCAACACACTAAAAAATGCAAGAGAGCGAATCCAAGAAGACTGCCAAGACACCTACCAAGCGTACAAAGAAGCCAAGCGGCTTGGGTGATACCATCGAGACTATCACAACCGCCACAGGCATCAAGGCTGCGGTAGATTGGTTCAGCGAAGCAACTGGCGTTGACTGCGGTTGCGATGCCCGTAAGGAGAAACTAAACAAGCTATTTCGGTACAGGAAGCCTGAATGCTTGACCAAAGAAGAATACGAGTTTGTTGGCAAGATGCGCGGTCGGAACACCGTGACTGCGTTTGAGCAAACGGAAGTGAATAAAATCTACAACCGAGTCTTTAAGGATTCCGTTCAGCCTACAAGCTGCGGCTCTTGCCTTCGTGGTAGGTTGCAGGAGCTTGAGACACTATACAACGCTTATGGTCAGTAACGAGCGAAGGGTTTACTCCAATCAAGTTGGGGACATTACTGCCAAGAGGTTTGTAGAGGCTTGCGAGGCCATAGGCTACTCCTGTGAGAAGTCTGACCGCAACACCGACATCTACGATCACATTGACTACTTCGTTACACGGTTAAACGGAACAACATCCGTAGACGTAAAAGGAGGTAACCACCCCAACACCATCTGGGTAGAGTTCAAGAACGTAAAAGGTGATAACGGGTGGATGTATGGTAAAGCCGAGTACATCGCATTTGATATGCCAGAGCTTGGAGGTTTTGTGATGGTGAGAACGCAGGAACTTGCACGGCTATGTGAGAAGATTGTAGAGCCTGTGTTTGTGACAAAGCAAGAAGCGACAAGAAAATACTACCAAAGAGAAGGCAGAGAGGATGTGATAAGCAGACTTGAGTTGCCAGACATTCAAAGATTAGTTTCATTCAAAGTTTTAACCTATGCCAATCCCTCAACCCAAAAGTGGTGAGAAGCAATCCGAATACATCCAACGCTGCTTGGGGGCTATCGGAAGCGAGTACCCAAATAAAGACCAAGCAATAGCAGTTTGCTACACGCAATTCAGAGAGGGCAAATAGTCCTCTTTTTTTTATTGTTGGTAATTAAATTATTTGTTATATATTTGACAAACATTTAATACCAATCAGAATGAAACTACTACTTAAAAACATCACTTACTTCTGCGCTCTTGCGCTGACGTTTTGGGCATACCTATGGACTCTTGAACTTCTTGGGATATGATATTTACTTACAACGACCTAAAGTTCTGGCTCGAAGATGCCGACCTACTGCCGCAGTCTTATTGGGATGCCCTTGAAGATTACGACCCCGACAATAAGAATAGCGATGAAATCCTTGCCAAGTTTCTCGGCTACGTTCACGTCGCTGACTTCTACAACTACGAGATGGACATCACCTACGTTGAGGAGACCTACAACGAGGATGGCTACACCAACACCGTAGCATACCCCACGACATCCATTTATGGAGAGGCGCCAAAGCTTGCCGATGAAATCTACACCAAGTGGCTGAACTGGGCAACAACCGTAGCATCAGAAGAATAAAACCAATCAAATGAAATATCAAACTATATCCCAACTACTCCGAGAGCTGAAGTCAGTAGACATATCTGAATCAATCCTCAAAGACATTGAAACCATTGAGAAGGTCACCCTGCGTATAGCCTACCACGATGCGTTAATTCGTGTGCCTTTTGAAGAATGGTACGAAGCAACATTTAAGAAATGAAGATTAACCACCTTGATTTGTTTAGTGGGATAGGTGGATTCCATTTAGGCTTTGAGAGAGCAGGATATGAAATAACATCCTACTTCTCGGAGATAGACAAACACGCAGTCGCAGTTTACAAACATCAATTCCCCACATCTACTTATGTTGGATCAGTTACAGATGTTCGAGGAGCAGAACTTCCCCGAATTGACCTTATCACCTTTGGAAGTCCTTGCCAAGATTTCAGCCTTGCTGGAAAACGTAAAGGGATGGAAGGAGACCGAAGCAGCCTTATCCTTGAAGCAATTCGCCTTATTAGGGAATGCCGACCAAGAGTATTTGTCTGGGAGAATGTTAAAGGAGCTTTCTCCAGCAACTCTGGGGAAGACCTTGCGGCAATCCTCCAAGAGTTTGCCAACATTGGGGATTATAGACTTGAATGGCAACTGCTTAATACATCGTGGTTTCTACCCCAAAATAGAGAGCGGATATACCTTGTCGGATATTCTACAACACCCAAGCGAAATTGGAGAGGAGTATTTCCTATCGGAAAAGCAAGTCAATCAAATAGCAAATTGGAACGCACAGGAGAAGCCGTTACAAAATGCCTTACTGCAAGAGGTCAAGACGGCCACGCAGGAATGCAACTTATAAAAGTAAAGTCAGCCACAAGTTCGGGCTACGAAGAAGCAACAAGCGGTGATACTATCAACCTATCAAATCCAAATAGCGAAACTCGCAGAGGCCGTGTAGGAAAGCAGAAGGCGCAGACACTTGAAACGAGTTGCAATCAAGCAGTAGTTCAGCCTAATTATACTTACGAGAAGGTCAACGAAACAATACGCAGAAACAATTTTGTAGAGGGAGAAATCAAAGCAATGGATTTATACAACAAGACGCTCCGTGATGAATCACCTTCTCTAATGCAACCCGAACACAACGGCATAAGTCTTTTTGATGGCTCCCGCATCCGTAGGCTAACGCCTATTGAATGTGAACGCTTACAGGGATTCCCCGATCAACATACGGCTTATGGCAATTACGATGGAGAAGTCAAGCCAATGAGCAATACCCAACGATACAAGCAATGCGGTAACGCAGTAACAGTTGACGTAGTTGCAGCAGTCGCTAAAAAATGCATACCTTTATTTAATTAACAAAACCAATCTTATGAAAATAATAGAACTACTTGACGGAAGCACTTGGGATATGGAGACAATCCTTGAAAAGATGCACGATGACCAATTTTACTACGGAGTACTGGGCAAGAACGCCCTGTCATCTTCAGCCTGCAAGCTGCTGCTTACTTCACCAAAGACATACCATTACGTCACGAAGTACGGCAGCGATGAATCCGATGCGTTTGCGGTAGGCAGACTTGTTCACCTTATGACTTTAGAGCCTCACAAAGTAGCAGACTACGAGGTGATTGAAGTGCAGAGCAAGAACGCAAAGGCGTGGCAAGATGCTAAAGGCAAGCGTAACCTATGCACCCGTAAGGAGTACAACGAGGCGCAACGTATCTCTGATGCGCTCCTGCGCAATGAGAACGTACTGGGTCTGCTTACTGGTTGCGAGTTTGAAGTGCCAAGAATTGGTATGATTGGCGGCCTGCCCTTTAGGGCGAAGGCTGACATCTACGCTGATGGTTTTCTCGCAGACATCAAAAGTACTCAAGATTTGCGCGCCTTCCCCTTTTCAGCTCAAAAATATGGTTATAATGTTCAAGCGTTCATTTACACCCGATTGTTCGGAGTGCCGATTGACAAGTTCTTTTTTATCGCTATTGACAAAGGAAGTTTGGACATAGGCATCTATGGAGTTAGCCCCGAGTTTGTGGCAGAGGGGGAGCGCAAGACTATGGAGGCAATAGAATTGTACAAGCAGTTCTTTATCTTAGGGGAGGACTTGGACTCTTACACAATAGTTGGCACGTTATGACCGACATCACCAAATGCACAGGCGAAGGTTGCCCTCTAAAAGAAACCTGCTACCGATTCACCGCACCTGCCGAAATGTACCAATCGTTCTTTGTTGGCGTACCCATCAAGCACGGCCAATGTGAATACTATTGGAACACCAAACTTTAACATCAAACCAATCGTTGCATTTTTTGCAACACCTCAAATACCAAAGAATAATGCAAGACCAATTTATGAGGATTGCTATGGCGCAGCTCCGTAGCACCTACCCCTTCAAGCCCCAACGCAGAGCAGTAGCTGCTCGGATGTGGGTGAAGTTTTTAGAGCGAAATGAGAAAAGGCAAGGCATCAACAATTAGGTATAAAGCCAACAGGCGTAAAACCAAAGGAATGCCTAAAGGCTACGCTGCGAAGTGTCTTGCTGAACAAAGAGAAAAGGATAGACCACCAATTATGAAGCGCAGACCTAAAGATGAACACAACGACACAGAACAATATGATTAGACCATTTGTTCTCGCGTTCCACAAGCAGAACTCTGGAGTATCGCACCACAGGACATTTGCACCCTTGATATGCCACAAGGATGTAGATGTCTTTTTCATTGAGAAGATTACCGACATTGACCCAGAGATGTGGCCAAAGGTCACTCACATCTTTGCCTCAAGGGCATTCCCTGTTGAGCCGTTTGATGACTTTGTAAAGCTTTGCCGTAAGGAGGGCATCAAGCTAATCGTTGATAACGATGATTGGTGGGTGCTGCCTCCTACTCATCCCCTGCAAGGACTGTACGTTGAGCAGATGAGAACGCGCATTGTGCGCTCTATGAAAGCGGCTGATGAGGTATGGGTGACCAACAAGCACCTCGCCTCAAAGGTCAAGAAGTACAATACCAACATCCGAATCATCCCCAATGCAATCAGCGTAGCAACGTGGCAGGTAGAGAGAGATTCAAGCGAAGAAGTACGCTTCGGGTATATCGGAGGCAACCACCACGCAGCAGACGTAAGAGAGTCCACAATCAACCTTGAGGGCTATCAAGGGTATGTGGCAGAGGTAGATGGCTACCCAGATCTTATGAAGGCAAGCCATAGGCTGCCAACGATGCCACCAACACACTACCACAAGCTCTACAATTACTTTGACGTTAGCCTCGTACCGCTTACGACATCCGAGTTTGCCAAGTGCAAGTCGCACCTAAAGATGCTTGAGGCAGGATTTAGCAAGTGCGCTCTGATAGTGAGCAACACACAACCATATTCACCATACATCACTAAAGATAATTGCATTGCTATCAAGCACCCAAGCGAATGGGCAGGAGCAATCAAGAGGCTAAGTGAAAACCCCAACCAAGTGGCTGACCTAACGGAATCGTTATACGAGTTTGTGCAAGACTTCACGATGGATAAGATAAACGAACTACGATGCTTTACATAGTCACTCCCTGCTCACGCCCTCATAACCTCGTAAGGGTGAGAAGAAACATCCCTGCCTATGCAACTTGGGTTGTAATGATGGATTCATCCACCAATTACAAGGAAGCAACAGGCGCATCAATCACACACTACTCCACACGCACGGGAGATATGGGTAACCCACTACGCAATGAGTTCCTTGACTTGTATGCTGATTCCTTTACCAAAGAGGATTGGGTGTACTATCTGGATGATGACAATATCTTGCACCCAAAGTTCCTTGAGGAGTGGAACAACCTAAATGCTTTGGACTGTTCTATTGTAACGTGGGGGCAGATAGGTAGGCTACGCCCTACCGACCAACCAAGAGTCGGCAACATAGACACCGCCTGCTATATGTTCAAACCATACGACCTGCCCAACCTACGCTTTGAAATGACGTATGAGGCAGACGGCATCTTTGCCCAAGCAGCATCCGAACAAGGCACACTTATCTGCGTAGAGCAGTACCTTTGCTACTATAACGCATTACGATGAAAGCATCAAAAGACATAGAGGGGTGGTTCAACCACCAAGCAGCATACGACTACCTCCTTGCCAATATGCCAGAAGACGGCACGTTCGTAGAGCTGGGTGCTTGGCTCGGTAAGTCATCAGCCTACCTATGCGATAAAGCAACATCCCAACAAATCACAATCGTTGACACTTGGAAGGGTTCGCCAAACGAACTCACCACCACCCACAAGCTCGCAACGCAGGTAGACATCTACAATCTGTTTGTGGAGAATATGGGAACCCGCAAGTACAAGGCCATCAAAGCAGCATCCAAAGTAGCATCAAAGAAGTTTGCCAACGAATCCCTTGACGTGGTATTCATAGACCTAACACATACGTATGAGGCGGTAAAAGAGGACATCAAGCTATGGCTACCCAAAGTAAAGAAGGGAGGCTTCATCGCAGGAGATGACTACCACGAGAATTGGAAGGGAGTAATCCAAGCCGTTGATGAACTGCTGCCCCGTGCTTGGTTCATTGATGACTGTTGGATTTACCAAAGGTGAAGAACCATACAAAGGTCTACCTCAAAGGGATGGGCTACTCCACAACTGACTTCATACCCTGCGAGGTATGTCAAGGCCAAGCCGTAGACATACACCACATCGAATCTCGTGGGATGGGCGGAAGCAAAATTGCTGATACCATAGAAAACCTAATGGCTCTATGCCGAAATTGCCACGTTGCATACGGTGACATCAAAGAATTTAAGGAGCGACTTCAAGCAACACACGATCACCACCTCGCAAAAAGGGTTATTTAGATACAACCGAAAATAACGGAACTAAACGGATATGAAAGACGACAAAGGCAGGTTCATAGCAGGCAACACAGGAAGGCCAAGCGGAACACCAAACAAGACCACCAATAAAATACGAGAGGCATTCCAAACCCTCATTGAAGCCAACCTTGAGAATATGACCCTATGGCTCACCCAAGTTGCTGCTGATGACCCGAAGGGCGCACTTGACCTCTTGAACAAGATGGCAGAGTACACGACTCCCAAACTCGCAAGGGTGGAGAACTCACACGAGGTATCGGATGAGCTAACCAAAATCAAAGTAGAGATTGTCCGAGCTAAACATCAAGAGTAGCGAACTCTTTGAAAAGAACTATTCTGCCCAAACTCGGATAGTAGTCAATCAAGGCGGCAGTCGTTCTGGTAAGACCTACTCGCTTTTGCAGATGCTCATCGTTATGGCGATGGAGGATCGTGGCAAGGTGTACTCAATCGTGCGCAAGTCGCTGCCATCTCTGAAGATGACGGCCTATCGTGACTTCTTTGAGATTTTAAATGCCAACGGTCTGTATGATGAGGCACGACATAACAAGAGCGACTACACCTACGAGCTCAACGGAAACCTATTTGAGTTCATCAGCCTTGACCAACCGCAAAAGAAACGGGGAGCAAGACGTGACTACCTATTCTGCAACGAAGCAAATGAACTCACTTGGGAGGATTTCTTCCAGCTCTTGATTCGTACCACAGGCAAGATATGGGTTGACTACAACCCCTCTGATGCGTTTCATTGGATATACGATAAGCTGCTGACTCGGGATGACGTTACCTACATCCAATCCACCTATCTTGATAACCCGTTCTTGGATGCAAGTATTGTTGAGGAGATAGAACGGCTGCAACATACGGATAACGACTATTGGAGAATCTACGGACTCGGTGAGCGTGGGATGAGCAGAGCCACCATCTTTCAATATGGTCAGGCAGAGATACCAACGGAAGCCACGCTCTTATGTCACGGGATGGACTTCGGGTACACCAACGACCCAACCGCACTTGTGGCAGTTTACAAGTCGGGAGACAATCTTTATGTGGATGAACTTATCTACCGTACGGGTATGACAAATCCCGACATCAGCAACGTGCTTGCCTCACTTGGGCTTGACAGACGTACTGAAGTATTCGCTGACTCTGCCGAACCTAAAAGTATCGAGGAGCTGCATCGTATGGGATGGAATGTAAAACCTACTCAGAAAGGTTCAGACAGCATCATAGTTGGAATTGACGTGCTGAAGAGGCACAAGTTATTCGTAACACCAAGAAGCAGCAACTTAATCAAAGAGCTTCAAAATTATAAGTGGGTAGAAGATAAAAACGGCAATCTGCTTAATAAGCCAATCGATGCCTTCAACCACGCGATCGATGCGCTGAGATATGCGACCTACAATAAACTCAGCAGACCTAACTTTGGAAGGTATGCCATACGCTAAAACTAAAAGGTTATTTTAATACAATGAAACTCTTTGTACCCAACCAGATGAACGAGATAAAACTCGTTGACTACCAAAAGTTCATCCGTCTTGAGGGTGATGATGAGTTCCTTGCTCGCAAGTCATTGGAAATCTTCTGCGGTCTGAAGATGGATGTAATCCTCCAGATGAAAGCCTCTAGCCTAACGAAGGTGAATAGCATCCTAAGCAAGGCATTTAACGAACGACCTGCTCTAAAGCAGCGTTTCTTTATCGGCAAGCAGGAGTTTGGGTTCATCCCATCCCTTGAGGAGATCACCGTAGGCGAGCTAAACGACATTGATCAATACATTTCTGATTGGACACAGATGCACAAGGCTATGGCGGTTCTGTTCCGCCCTGTCGTTTCTACGTTTGGTCAGCGTTATGACATAGAAAAATATGAGGGTTCTTCTAAATATGCCAACAAAATGCTGGAGATACCCCTTGACATTACGGTAGGGGCGATGCTTTTTTTTTGGACTTTAGGAAACGATTTGTCGCGAGCTTCCCTGCAATCTTTAGCGATGGAGAATCAGATGAATTTAGCCCCGCTGCACAATTTTCTAAAAGATGGAATTGGCTTCCCATCTTCTATCAACTCTCTGGCGGAGACCCTTTGAAGTTCGACCAAGTATCCGAAATGTCAGCATCCTTCGCATTCACCTACCTCACCTTTGATAAAGACCGAATAGAAACAGAGAACAAGATTCTGCAAAAACAACTAAAACGATGAGACAATTCTACGACATAACCACCAAGCTGAAAGATACCCTTGACGCTCATAGCCAAGTCAACGTAGTGACGTTTGGCGATGTGTTTGATGTGGACTTAAACAAGCAGACCATCTTTCCTTTGGCTCACATTATGATAAACCAAGCCTCCTTCGAGGGACAGGTAGTTCGGATGAGCGTCAGCCTTATCTGTATGGATGTCATTGATGAGACCAAAGAAAACCCTCGCACCCAAGCAGAGCCGTTCTACGGAACGAGCAACGTGCAAGACATTCTAAACACGCAGCTTGCGGTCATCAATGATGTGGTGCAGGAACTCCGCAGGGGACAGTTGTACTCGGAACTTTATCAGCTAGATGGCAACCCAACGTGCTTGCCTTTCACCGAGAGGTTCGAGAACCTGCTTGCTGGGTGGACTGCCACCTTTGATGTGCTTCTTGCTAACACAGAAATCAGCGTCTGCTAAATGCAAGTCCGTCAAGATTTGGTAAAGGCAAGCCTTGAGAAGTTTGCGAAAGGCGTTGTCCAACAGGCGAAGTCAAATCTAACGC